CTTTTTTTGTAGATATCTCAACGATTTGCGCACGGGTACACGCCGGAACCAGTTACTTACTTGATGTAACTGGTTCCGGTGACACCCCGATGCACGTGCGGGTACTCAACGCACTGCTCGGATGTTTGCTTTCTCTTTGACTTGTGGTATATGCTTTGCCCTACGGTGATAAAGCTTTTTGAGAGTCTTGGTTTTAGAGCCGTAAGGCGGTTAGGTCGAGAGGGCTTTCGGACTTAGCCGCCTTTTTTGTTATCTATAGCTATTGGATTTCTTAGATGTCATCAGTTAATCGTTCTACTCAGCATCTGTTCTCTCAGATTCCTTCGACTCAGATTCCTCGATCTGTCTTTGACCGTTCTCATGGATATAAGACAACTTTCAATTCTGGTTTTCTTGTACCCTTTTACGTTGACGAAGTTCTTCCAGGAGATTCGTTTAAGCTTACAGCTACTTTGTTTGCTCGTTTGGCTACGCCGATTGTGCCTTTTATGGACAATCTCTATTTGGAGACTTTTTTCTTCTTTGTTCCCAACCGCCTCGTTTGGGATAACTGGCAGAAGTTCAATGGTGAGCAGAAAAATCCTACTGACTCTACGGACTTTTTAATTCCGACGGTTTCTGGTACGAATGTTCAGAATCAAACGCTTTGGGATTATTTCGGCCTTCCGACAAATGTCAATGAAGCTTTGAAAGTAAACGCACTTCCTTTTCGCGCTTACAATTTGATTTTCAATGAGTGGTTTAGAGACGAGAATCTTCAAGAATCTTTGAAAGTTCCAACAGGTGATGGTCCAGATAATCTTTCTGATTATGCTTTGGTTCGTCGTGGTAAGCGTCACGACTATTTCACGTCATGTTTGCCGTGGCCGCAAAAAGGACCAGGAGTAGAAATTTCTCTCGGCGGTACCATTCCCGTTTCTGGTGACGTTTCTTTTTATAGACAGGTCGGTTCATTTCATGTGGACAATGGTGTTTCGAGTGTCAATAATTGGTCTAATAGAGTTCTTTTTAAAGAATCTGCTCCTTTTGCCATTGGCAACAAAGATGCTAACTGGTCTGGCTCTGGTCTCATTCCTTTCCAGGGATTTTTTGATACTTCGGATCCTCACCCCAGTCAAATTTCTTTTTTTGCTGGTAAGTATGGTATTGCATCTGATGGTTTTACCGCCGATCTTTCCAAAGCAACTCCAATTTCCATCAACGATCTTCGTCAAGCTTTCCAGATCCAGAAGCTCTATGAGCGCGATGCACGCGGAGGTACGCGTTACACAGAGATTTTGCGTTCTCACTTCGGTGTAATCTCGCCTGACGCTCGTTTGCAGCGTCCCGAATATCTTGGCGGTTCGTCTGCTCGTATTTCGATCAATCCTGTTCAGCAGACTTCGGCTACGAATGACACGACCCCTCAGGGTAATTTAGCTGCTTATGGTGTTGTTTCAGACAGCTTCCATGGTTTCTCGAAGTCTTTTGTCGAGCACGGATATGTCTTTGGCTTTGTGAACGTCCGTGCTGATTTGACTTATCAGCAAGGTTTGAATCGCATGTGGTCTCGTCAAGGTCGATTTGATTTTTATTGGCCTGTCCTCGCGCATCTTGGCGAACAAGCTGTTCTTAACAAAGAGATTTACGCCCAAGGCACTGCTGATGACGATAAGGTCTTTGGCTATCAAGAGCGTTATGCCGAGTATCGTTATTACCCCGGTCAAATTACAGGCAAGTTCCGCTCGACCGATCCGCAGCCATTGGATAGCTGGCATTTAGCGCAGAAGTTCAGCTCTTTGCCAACACTTTCAGCTCAATTCATTCAAGATAATCCTCCGGTCGAGCGCGTTGTTGCTGTGACTAGCGAACCGCAATTTCTTTTCGATTCTTATATTCGTTTGAAGTGTGCTCGTCCGATGCCCGTTTATTCAGTTCCTGGATTGGTTGATCACTTTTAAGGAGTTGCTATGGCTTTAGTTATTTGGCTTGCTGTTGTTGGTACGGTAGTTATTTTTGCTTTAGGACATTGATATGGGTTTCCCTTGGGCAGAAGCGATAGGTGGTGTTGCCAATTTAGGTAGTTCTGCATTATCTGCGTATTTTGGTTGGAAGCATCAGAAAGAAGTGATGCAAAATCGGCATCAATGGGAAGTTGCTGATATGCGCAAAGCTGGTCTTAATCCGATTCTGTCAGCTACAGGCGGTTCTGGTGCTTCTGGCAATGCACCTACGATCGTTGCTCCTGATCTTGCTGGTGCGATGAAGGCTGGTGCTGAATCGTCAACTCAGCATTCTGAGAAGAATTTGAAAGATGCTTTAGAAAAACAGACTTATGTTCAGAATTCTGCTTTGCAAGCTGATGCTGGTTTGAAGCGCGCTCAGGCTGTTGCTTCTGATAGTTCTTCTAATTTGATGTGGTCTCAGACCAAGGGTCAAGAGATTGCTAATAAAATTCAAGAGGAGAATTTAAAGCAAGCGAAATTTATGACTCAGAATTCTGCTATTGCTTCTGAGAAGCAGAGGTTAGCTTTTGATTATATGAAAGAGCATTCAAGCGCTTGGAAATTTGGCCAGTGGATGAATTTGATTAATCCTTTTAATTCAACTGCGCCGCTTACCAATTCCGCTGTTGGTGCCGCTCATCTTGCGAAATGATAGATACGATTTTAAAGTTCGTTAATGTTTTTTTGAACTCTGGTTCTGCGATTTGGGAGGCCTTCAAGGCCGTTAAGAAACTTTTTAAAAAGTGAGGTTTTTATGTCTCGTCGTCGTCATAAGCTTTCTCGTAAGGCATCTAAGCGTATTTTTCGTAAAGGTGCATCACGCACGAAGACTTTGAATACTCGTGCTACGCCCATGCGTGGCGGTTTTCGCATTTAAGCATTAACCCTAGTTACCTGCCGCGGTCGTCGTAGTTATCATTTTGAACATCTCAATTTCATTTGGATTTTTTCTATGGCTACCGCGGCTTTTCGTTTGACTCTCAAAGATTTTGGCGTCTGCTGGCTTATTCCTGGCGAGTCGACGTATGTTGGTCGTCGCAAGTTGGTGACTTGGACGCTTTATCGCGATTGCCCTTGGGTTGCTTTAGTGTCATTTCAGGTTCGTTCTCGTTCTTCTCGTGAGACGATTCTTCGTGAGCTTCATATTGCGTGTCTTGAAAAATGCCTTGTTTTCACCCGATAACAGCGTATCGTCTTGCTGGTCAAAAGACCAAAGATGGACAACGTAATGCGATAACGTTTGATCCGTCTAAAGCTATTCCGTTTTCGGAGTTTAAGATTCCTTGCGGCCAGTGTATTGGTTGCAGGCTTTCTAAATCTCGTGAATGGGCCGCTCGATGCGTAGTCGAAGCTAAGTCACATAAGAACAACATGTTTCTTACGCTGACTTATGATGATGCTCATTTGCCTGAAGATGGCTCTCTTCACTATGAGCATTTCCAGTTGTTCATGAAGCGCATGCGTAAATACTTCATGAGCCGTTTTGGTCAACAGCTTCGCTTTTTTATGTGTGGTGAGTATGGCGATAAGCTTGGTCGTCCTCACTATCACGCCATAATTTTTGGCGTGACGTTTGTAGATAAACAGCTCTGGTCGATTCGTCGAGGTAATAATCTTTATCGTAGCCGTACGCTTGAGAAACTTTGGCCGTATGGTTTTAGCTCTATTGGTGCAGTTAATTTTGAAACAGCCGCTTATGTTGCTCGTTATGTGACAAAGAAGATTACTGGCCCTTTGAAGTTAGAGCATTACGACGGTAAGGTTGCCGAGTTTTGTCATTGTTCACTTAAGCCCGGAATAGGTCATGATTTCTGTGAAAAGTACATGACTGATATTTATACTGATGATCGTCTTATTCTTAGTGAGAAGATAATGATGTCTCCTCCGGCTTATTTCGATAAGCTGTTGGAGCGTTCAGACATTGTTCGTTATGAAGAGATTAAGCGTCTTCGTGAAAAGCGAGGTCGTGATTTTGAAGATACTGGTGAAGCTTCGCCGCAACGTCTCTCAGTTCGTGAACGCGTCCAAGAACTGAAAGTCGCTAAACTCAGACGCGTTATGGAAGAGAATTAATTATGATCCTTAAGGTTTTTTCCGTTTTCGACTCTAAACTTCAGGTTTTTAATACGCCGTTCTTCAGCCGTTCTGCAGCTGATGCATCTCGGTCTTTTTCTGATCTCGTTCGTGATAGTCGCACTACTGTTGGTCAGCATCCCGACGATTTCTTTCTTTATGAGATCGGTCAGTACTCTGATGAGACTGGAGAACTCGTAGCCTGCGCTCCGACTCAGATTGCCGCCGCGACTGCTTTTGTTTCTGCGATTGAGGATACTAAAGCGGCCGCGCCTGCATCCTCTGCAGTCTAAGTACAGACGCGGCCGCAATACGGAGATTCTTCTAATTAGTCCTTGCGCAGTGCGAGGACTTTTTTTATATGGAGCTTATATGAAGTTCAAAGTTAATCACACAAATGCTACCGCTGAAGGCATTGTCTTTACTGAGCCGTCGATGACTCAACAGCATTTTAAAGATGAGACGATGATTGATAACATTCTTCAGAAATATGCTGAGACTGGTTTTTTGACTGATCCATTTTCGCCGAAGCGTCCAATTCAGTTCGGTGATTTTTCTGACGTAACAGATTTTCAGACTGCTCAGAATGCCGTTGCTCGTGCAACTGAATACTTTGAAAGCCTTCCGTCCCATGTTCGCTCGTCTTTCAATAATTCTCCATCTGAGTTCCTTCAGGCGCTCAATGATCCTGAACAAAGGAGTAAGCTTGAAGACCTTGGCTTTGTTGCTTCTGAGGAAACTAAGTTTCCTGAGTCTTCTAAAGAACCTTCGAAGGTTCCTGTTGCTGAGACTAAACCGTCCCCTTCTGACAACAACGGGTAATTGCTAATAACCTATATAAGGGATGGTTTCCATCCCTTCAAATTTCCCTTGACCGTCCACTTGTGGCGGTCTTTTTTTGTAGATATCTCAACGATTTGCGCACGGGTACACGCCGGAACCAGTTACTTACTTGATGTAACTGGTTCCGGTGACACCCCGATGCACGTGCGGGTACTCAACGCACTGCTC